AAATTTAATATACCTCCTCTATTCTCTATAAACGAACTTCCAGAGTTATCTTTTATCTCAATGCGACTATTAAAATCTGTAGACTCAATAATTGCAGGAGTATCAGAGCTACTAGAAACATGCAAAGATTGGGTGGGACTAGTCGTACCAATACCCAATCTCTCAGCACTTGCATCCCAAAACAATGCTTGAGTTGTGCCTGTGTCATCGTAGAAAGAGATGTCTCCTCCATTGGAAATTCGTATACGTTCTAAATTATTAGTTTTTAATATGCCATCGCCACTATTAAATTGTGATAAAACAAATGCATAGGTTGCATCTGTGTCGTATATTTCTATAGATGGAGAAGGCGTACCTGATGAAACAGTCAACCCATCCATTGTGGCTGTACCAGTTACGTCTATGCCTGTGGAGGTTGTGGCTAGTTTTTCTGCGTTGTTAAAATAAAGTTTAACAAATCCATCTTCTTGGAAAGTTGCCAAAGCATCGTTGTCTGTAGCACCTTGAACAAAAAGATTATTAGCTGCTCTGAGATAAAGATTGCCAGTTCCAGTATCAGTAATAAAACTGTTGTTACCATTATGATAAATCTGTAAATCTGAACCTGTACCGAAGATGGCCTTCTTGTTATCAGCAAAGTTTATTTGATTGGGATTGAGATTAACCTGTGTACCAGAACTGCTAAAAATAGCATCAAGAGTATCTAAATCGGTGTTAAGTTTTGTACCCCAATCTAAAGATACATCAGGTTCTGGTTTAATTAAACTCAGATTAGTTGTTGTAGTGTCTGCCATTTATGCTGCCTCTTGCTTGTCTAGTTCCGTCCAATCAGTTGATGGATTGTTTATTTGTGTCCAAGATGTTGCTGATACAGATTGATCTGTCCAGTCTTCGCCTGGAACTATAATGTCATTCCATTTTAAACCACCAATCGCATTGAAACCACTTGTTTGTGATATCAAAGAAGATTCGCTGTGAATAATTCCGCCTAACGCATTTGCATTAGATACTGCCCTGATATTTGCATTAATTGAACGGATAACAAAACCACTTGCAGTAACATTAGATGTTGCACTTATGGTTGCAGATCCCCTGTCTATTTGTGTACCAATAGCAGATGCGGATGATGTAGCACTTATGGTGGCTACGCCAACGAATATGATTTGGCTGTCTGCTGTAAATCCAGAAGTTTGTGCGATGGTTGCAAATCCACCATTAACCTTAACGCCTGTTGCGGCAAAGTTAGAAACGGCAGATATGGTTGCCCTAGCAGAATCTAATATATCACCTGTAGCAGACGCAGATGAAGTTTGTGCTATGGTTGCACTGGCTTCATCGTATTGAAGGTTATCGTATAGGGACTTGTTATATTTCCCGTAATTATAGGCTTTTTCAGCCATGCTATTAAGCTAGGGTGATGTCTAAATCACCAGTATCGAATCTAAATACATCTCCAGTGGTTACACTTTTTGATGTGTCTAAGTTTGCATAAGCAAGTAAATTACCGCTTGAAGATGCGTCTAAAATACCAACTGCAACCACAGTTCCATAATCGGCTGTAGCTGTTGGATATTCAATTGCAGCAGAGTTACTTGCTGTTGTTGGGTTTGTTCCTGAAACAGTAAATGCTCCACTTTGTCTTGCGTAAGATCCGCCTGTTACTTCAGTACCACCACCAGTATCAGTGGGTGCTACTGTATATAAAGCAACATACAAAGTTGCAGGTGCTGTATAAGCATTGCCACCAAATACATGGTCAAGCACCTTGTCTTCTAAATAATCACTAAATCCAGCCATGTTTTGTACTCCTAGTTATTACCAAAATAATAAATATCTTTTCTGCGTTTCCCGTAAGTTCTTCTTCTTTGCATGAGAGATCCTTTGGCAAACTCAGCTTTTTCTTGCTCTAGTCTCATTTCTTCTAAAGCCTTCTCGAACTGTGCTGTAAATAATGGCACTCGTTCATCTTCCATTAAATAGATAGAAGCGTGTTTAAGTGATCCGTAAAGGTAAGCATCTGGATATCCTGTGGATAAAAAGTTACTCGTATTAGAATCGCTTAACGCATCTATCTTTCCGTAGTAGGTTAATTGTACTGTATAACTTCCGTCTGGGGTAGGTGCAAATTCAATTGTATCGTCAACCAATGCAAAATAAATTGGTTGGCCTGTGACGTTATCGTTTGATTTTCTGTAGACATCCAATGATTCTATGGATTGTTGAAACAAAGGTGAAAAGTCACCGCTATCAATTTGTATGTTTATAGCCTCTAACCAATCAGTTGGTACTGATATGTATTGTGAATCTAATGTTGCAGTAGCTCTTTTAATCATGCCTTTAACTCTTAGTCTGCGGTTAAATTCTGATTCTGTGCTATCTATAAATGTGTCAATTACATCTGTTAAATCAGAACGATTTAAAAAGTTTGCGATATTAGATTTTAATTCTGCGTATGTCATAGTTTACCTTGCCATGTTCTAAAGACTTTATTGTCTGATTTATTTAACCATTTTCTCCATGCACTCATATCATTCGCCCAGCCTTCTCGACAAGCTTTTTGATATATAACCAATGGCACTTCTGCCACATGGCGAAGATCTTTACCTGGCTTAACATTCTCTGCAATATTTTTACAATGTTCGATTACTGGACTTACATCTTGGGTGGTATGAAATATATCTTTGCCGCCTTCAGTAATAAACTCGTTAGTAAAACCAGTCTTATGATCTATAACAGTTCTTTTAGCCATGCAAGAATTTTAACACAAAAAAAAGGGATGCCGAAACATCCCTTTAAGGTTCTTAACCGAGAACTTAACTTACATTAAGGTCAGCAACAACACCATGAGCCGCTTCGTTGGATACTTCCAATCCATACTCAACCACGATCATTTTTGTCATAGCATCGCCTATTGTAGCAATGTCAACTGTTTTGAAATCACGCAAGTAAGATACTTTTGCATACTCAGGATCAACCAACAGTAAAGATCTTTCTCTTGATCTGTTTGATGGAACGATTTTCAGTTCACCAAAGTCAGAAGAGTAGATAGATACTGATGCTTCAACTGTGTTTGCATCGATCATTTGTCTTGCTTGTGATCTACCTGTGAAACCAGAGATAACTTGTTTGTTATGTGGGCCACAAATAGCTAATGATGGTTCACCACCATTTTCAAAGCAAAGTTGTAGAACATCTTTAAGAAGATCTTCAGAAAGATCTCTTTGAGTTCCGTCAGTTGGAGCAGCACCGCCACCTGTTGATGCACCGCCAGTTCCTCTTGAATCGTTGGATGTAATCCAAGACTCGAAACCACCAGTTACACGAGCAGTTGTAGCGTTACCAGTTGTTTTGTCGCCATTTTGACAAAGAGCTTCTTCCATATCTCTCTTAAGAGCTTTAGACATGATAGCTAGTTGGTGAGCCATTTCTGATCTCTTACCAGCAGGGTCTGAAGACTCTTGTGAGCCTGATACAGTTGCATCTCTTTTTGAAATCATAGCAACATTGCTAACTCTGGTTGTTGCAACTGAAGCAGATCTTGAAAGTTCAAAACCTTCTAGCTCTCCTGAAGAATCTGGAGTTGCTAATACTTCTGTTTGCCAATCAAAGACAACATTGTTAATACTTCTTTTTCCAATTGATGACATAAACGGAGTTTGCATTGGAGAGATGTTGTAAATGATATTACTTAAATCTTCTCTGTCTGAAGTCGCGCTGTATGTATCAAATGCGTTTGTTACTTTAGCCATTATATTTACCTATAAAATTATTTTAAAAATTGTTCAAAAACTTTAGCTGCATCTTGGACTTTTCCAGATTTAGCTAAAACCTGTTTTGCTCTTTTCGCTGGTGCTACCGATTTCTTTCTAGTAGTTGTACCAGGTCGGGCTACTCTTGCAGGTGCTTTCTGTGTTGGTTTCTTCTTCGTGGCTTCAACTGTTTTAGAGTTTAACCAAGCGTTTCTTAAACCAAGTAAAGCACGATAGTCATAAATTGCATCCATCTCTTGAGGTAAATACCCCAAGACATTAATACCATAGTCGCGAATTGCTAGTTTCTCTTTCGAGGCAACTTCTGCATTTTTCCATTCTGGTATGATTTCAAGAAGTTTTTGCTGGCCTTCTTGCACTTGTTTTGCAATTTGTTCTTGCTGTTGAGCATATGATTCCTGTTGGAGTCTTTGCTGTTCAGCTTGTGCAGCTTTTAACTTTTCTTTCTTTTCATCCCAGAGTTGTTTTTCGCGTACAAATGCTATCGGATCATCATTGTATAAACTATCCCAATCTGGTTCGTTTACCAATTCGCCCTGTAATTGGGCTTCCATCTTCGGTAACAACTGTGCGTAAATCGCATCTCTTTGAGCAAGTTCTTGGGCTTGTTGCTCAATCGTTTTTCTTTGATTGGCAAGTTCCTGTGTCTTCCTCGTATAATCTTGTTGGCGTGAATAACCATTAAGGAGTTCGTCTTGCGTGACCTCTATCTCTTCGCCATCAACTGTGACTCTGTAGACGGGTTGCTCTTCTACCTCTTCAACTTCCGTTTCTTCTTCACCATCTTCTTCATCATCAAATTCGAGTTCTTCTTCATCGACAAGCTCTTCGGTATCTTCCTCGTCTTGTTCTTCTAATTCAT